CGCTACGTTAGTTCCTCTTGTAGATAATTACTTTTCAAGTTTAGAACCAACTGCTGCTGATTGCCTTTATTGCTATCGTATTATGCTTGCACCCCCGCATGGCAATACTACTCAAAACGGTACTCAATCCGTAGTGTACCCTCCTATGAGAGTTATACTTGATGCTTTTACAATTGAAGAGCCCGATTTAGAATACATGATGAGACTTAAGAGATCATACGAACTTGCCAACCAGGTTTGATTAGAATGGACTTGTCTGCTTTAGAGTGGTTAGAGTTACAAAGTGCTAGGAAACTTTCTGATACGCGAATTATATTTGACCAGGATCTTACTCCTAAAAGAACTGAAAAATTCCAATCTACTATTCCTGTACGTACAACTAGACAAGTTGATAGAACTACAGGAACAGAAAGGGCTTTGGCTGCTATCGATAATTTACCTACTATACCATTACCATTGCGTAAGTTATCACCAGCAGGATTAGTTTATACTTCGGCAAAATCATTAGCAGGACTATTGATTATAACTGATCCCTTAGACATTATAGATTAACGTAACAAACATCACAAATCCATACTTCTGGATAACGTCTATCAGTAGTTCTCCAGAGATGATAATCAAAGACTTCACCAAAGAAACCACATATCGCGCAAGTACACATCATGCTTGAACCCACTTCCCTTCCATCTGTAGATTACACGTTGTGCAATGGACACCAAAGCGCGGTACAACCTCAGACTTTCTAACGTATGCTGGATGGTCTGGACACCACATGTGATATTCAACCTTGAAAGTATTACGTTCATCTAGTTCTATTAACTTAGATCTAACCCATTTGCTAAAGTTAGGTAATTGTGAAGCAATCTCAAACGATGTTGGACATAGATTTACCATCTTATGACGCTTCATTCTTCTCCATCCCTAAAGTATGAAGTCGGTTCAATAAGCCAATCTCCAAACCAGCCAGCACAATCAGCCAATTCTTCTAACGAATAAACTCCTGCATCGCAATACTGATCAGTATAACCTGCTCTATTTGGTTTCCAATAGACAAGATTGGATTCATTATACCAGTCACTGATATAACAATCCTTGCCTTTTGTGGCTAATTGGCTGCGTTTTAAACATATTATGCGATATTTTCTTTCTCCCATGATTTATCCCAAGAGGAATTCGTATATATATACTACGCTTTCCAGCGACTTACATAGTAAAATAGTATGGCTAGTTAGAAACGGGTGGAGGAGGGGAAGTGGTGGTAATAAGTACTGCCGACGTTCTGCCACCGATTAGAAGATAGAAGTGATGTTTATAGGCGGTCGGCAGCCCCAAGTAAGTATGGCAACTGCAAAAACTGGCTCCTTTTACCTGACTGAAACTGTAACTTTACCTGGCGGAACTGCTGCTGGCACACGTATTCAAGGCTCAATTGACCTTGGTGCATATGTTAACGTAGCAACCGGCCAAGCAATTGCAATTGAAAGCGTTGATTTTATCTGGCAACGTGGCGCAACCCTTGACCAGTCGCCTAACAGTTTCCTAGTTGGCAATGGTGCTTTGAGTTGCCAACTTACAGACTTAAATCCTGGAACAGTATTTGTTCGAGCCGATAATCAATCTCTTATTGCTTCAGGAGCATTAGGCATTGACGATGTCAACAACGTCGCTTCTCACGTTACAGACCTTTATCCTGATAATTTTGGCCCTGCTGCTCTAAGTGAAGCATTTATGGTAGTCAATGATTCACTGTATTTAGTAGGTGGACCCGATGTCGCTAACACTGCTGGATCCGATACTTTTCTTACAGCCCGTATTCGATGCCGTGTTGTTAAACTCGGTACCAAGGACTGGATGGCCATTGCTATACAATCGACCGCAAGCGACAACTGAGGTTGATACCTTGGTTAAGATTGAGGGAACTCTAAATGAACTTAGAGCATTACTTGGCGATGTTGAGCGCGCTACTACTTCTGTTATTGAAACCGTTGAAGAAGTTAAGCCGGCGGTTAAAAAGACTCGACGTAAACTATCGCAATGGCAGCGTTACATTAAGAACAGAACTAACCACATCAAGTTCAAAAGAGGACCAAAAAAAGGAAGACTAGATTTAGCAGCAATGTCTAAAGCATTCAAGAGGTCTAAGAAATGAGTCCTCTACAATATTTGTTATCTATGGTAAAAAAACCTACAGATAAACCAAAGAAGTCAAAGAAAAAACAGGAGCGGAAGTAATGGATAGACAATTAACAGTAGAATTCCCCTGGCTTTGCCTGGATCTAGTAATTGATGGTGTAGCAACTTATGCCTTATCTCCTGCATCAGATGTTAGACAATTACTTGGCAATGATAGATTCTACGTTGCAGAACAAAAGTTAGATTTGTCAGGATATGTTCAAGATAGTTTGACAGTTGGTTTTAGAAGATCGTTTGAACAACTAGGTGGTTCATATTTTATTACCTGGGCGAAAGTATTTGATTCACAAGATTTCGGGATAGAGACTGTACTTGTAAGTTCAGTTCCATTAAATGATGACCAAATGCTAGCCGCCACTGTTGGAATGCCAGGCTTTACTAATTTTTCTGCACCAGGGGTTTATGATTGGGGCAACTTTAACAGAGAACATATTATTCATGGATCATACAAACTACATTATGTTAATACTAATGTTGGTTCTTCTTCATTTAGCGCCAATGGTGACGCTACGTTAGTTCCTCTTGTAGATAATTACTTTTCAAGTTTAGAACCAACTGCTGCTGATTGCCTTTATTGCTATCGTATTATGCTTGCACCCCCGCATGGCAATACTACTCAAAACGGTAC